GCTTGTGCTAGGCTTTCGGCACTATCTAGTTTTGCCTTAGCCTCTAATACGGCAACTTGTCTATTTTGTTCCGCTCTAGCAAGTTCAGCCTCGCCAGCTTTTTGTTGTTGCCACACCATATACATCGGAACACCAAATGCAAAACTCCACGCAACCGCACCAATCATTACTACTACCAATAAAGCGGATATAATCTTATTCATATTTTTACTCCTTTACATAATCACCAATACGATATGGTTTTGTTTCTTGTACAACCCAAGATTTGAGATCGTACCCATGACGTTTTTCCCACGCTTGGAATACTTTTGTTAGTTCTTCGCTTAATTCATCCATGTGTTCGTTTTTAACATCTTTCATGTAATCGTCTGACCATTCTTCGATTTCATCATCTAAATCGTAATCACACACATTCCAAATTACTCGTTCACCATCTATCTCAGGTACATATCGATATGGATGGCCTATTTCTATTGTTGTTTGTAACAATTTTTCTCGACTTAAGGCATCAAAATCACCATAGTTATATTCGTTATCTACATAATCTGCGATGGCATCTTTAATGCTTTTTTGTGGTTCACCTGCCACCTCATCAACGCACCAACAATATTTCGTTTCATCTTTTACTAGCATAGCTATTCCTCCTAGAATGGAATATTTTCATTTTGATTTGTGGCTTCAAAACTATCAAAATTACTACCACTATCAAATTCACCATCTAATTTTCGCCCTACGAAATTAGCAACTACCTCTGTTACATATTTCTTTTGGCCGTTGCTATCCTCATAGGAACGTGTTTGTATTCTTCCCTCTACGAATAGCCGTTCGCCTTTCTTACATGCACCAACCGCCTCGCCAGTTTTTCCCCATGCTACGCAATTGATAAAAGCAGTCTGTTCTTTTGTTTCATTGGTTGCACTGTCAATATATGTATTGGTCGCTGCGACTGTGAAAGTCGCTACGGCTCTTCCTGTTTTTGTAAAACGTAATTCAGGATCACGTGCTAAATTCCCTAAAATTTGTACTGTGTTCATATCAATTTCCTTTCAATATTAATCTTGCCTTTGTATGTTCTTATCATGTCATGCATACACTCAAATTCTTTTGCGTTCGCTTTCATTAACATTGACATTTGCTCTGTCGCTTCCTGCTCAGTTTCCACATTGAGTGGTATTTCGATTAGGATTGCCATCTTGTGTTTTTTCTTCATTACTAGTACTCACTTATATAATTTGGTTCTACGTTGCACACATCAACACTCACATCGTAGCTAGGGTGAATGTGGCAATCGACTGTTGCCTCATCACGCATGATTTCAAGTAAATTTTCAATCTTGGTTCTTGCCTGTGCCTCATTCGTAGCCATTACTATAAAACTAACATCGAATGATACATTCACACTGGCTTCAAACTGTTTAATTCGTTCTTTCATCTATCCCCCTATGGCTTGTTTTAATAACTCTTTCCCTTTATCAGATATTTTGCTTTTGTTGATTATTTCTGTTACATCTACTGGTTCTTTGGCCACCTCTACCAAGTTGCCTGTACGTGTCATTTCAATTGACTTTTGCCCTGCACTTATCAAAGATTTTTCATGTTCCGCCTTTTCTCGTGCTTTCAATAATAAGTGATTATCCTTTATTGAATTTGCCATGCGTTGGCGGTGTTTCTCTCGATCTATTAATTGCTCATAGCATTTAATAAACTGTGCCCTGCAACTTGCCTCATTATATTCATGGCCCATTCTAGGGTCGAACGATGACCATATCGGTTTAGCAGCTTGTAAGGTAATACCCTCTAAATGCTCCTTTCCATTGTCATAACCATAAGTGCCTGCTACTTTGATTACTTTTTCCCATGCAGTTTGTGCGGTTTCCACTTCATCATGCATATTCACATATGCACTTAATGCTGTACATTCTTCACGTATCTCTGCAATCGTTGGCAAAAACTTACATTTATTAATCAAGTTAGCTACCGCTTGTTCCAGCGTTACAGGATTAATATTGCCAAGCATCGTTACGTACAATTTCATACGTTCAACTGACATATCAGTACTGTACGCTAGCTGTAACATCGATAGTGCTTTCACTATCTGTTGTTGACTGTTCATCTGCATATTCGTCCATCAACTCCTTTACTACGTTTATTGCATCTTCTTTGCTGTTCTTATTTACAGGCTTTCGGTTGTAGTTGTTCTTCTCCCAAGTTCTAACTGCTGCCTTCCAATCTTTCATAGAGTTCTTTCCTACTTTCCAGCCGTTGCTTTCGTAGTAGTCATAGAATTGTTCAGCGTTTACATTATTATTGCGTTCAAGACAATACTGTGTAATTTGAGATAGAGTAGGTTTTTCAAAACGCTTGCGTTTTGTTGTAGTGCTTTTTGCACTACTATGTATCTCTTTCTCTATCTCTATATCTTTCTCTAACTCTTTCTCTATCTCTCCGTTACACAATTGTTTCACTTGTGTTACATCAGCGTTACATTGTAACGCTTTTTTTCTTTCTCGATGCTTACGAACCCTACTAGCTACTGCGGTTTCACACCCTGTACTATCTTTTGTATCAGGCAAGTAATATTCCTCGTCAGAACACATTTCAAGCAACCCGCTTTTGAGTAGGTATTGTATAGTGATTTGTACATTCTCTTCTTTTTCATCAAGGTCTAACGCAAGTTCTGATGCAAAATCATCTTCAAGTCCATCAAAGTAAAGTTTTCCATCGCTCATGATTGAACGTAGTAACATTTTGAGATAGATAATTGTATAGGTATCACCGCCTGCAATCTTTCTTAATCGTTTAATTTCTTTACGTTGGAAAAAGTCCTTGTGTAGCTTTAACCAAAAGTATCTTTTCGGTTCACTCATAGGCTAATCTTCTTCCGTACCTGCAAAATGTTCATTAAGTTTGCTTAGGCTACAAACAAATGCATCAATTTTATTGGCATCTTGTTTTTGTTTAGCGTGATTAACGTAATGTATTACATCTAGAACATCTTTTAATTCTGTAATTTCTTTTTCATGTAATTTATAACTTCCATTTGCTTGTTCTAATTTTTCAATACGTTTAAATACATATAATTCAACTACATTAATTCTCTTCATATCGTTTCGTCCTTTCTTTGATGATCGCTTCTAGCTTCCGTTTTGTTTCTTTAGCAAATACTCCATGTGCTAAATTTTCATGACAATATCTACATAAACACGCTAGGTTGTTTAATTCGCTTGTACCGCCTCTACCTCTTGGCAATATGTGATGTACTTCCGTTGCAGGTGCGCCACATATTACGCAACATGGATAGCCGTCTATACTATCCCTTTCTACGGCTTGTGGCCTCGTTTTTTTGTAGAGTTTATCATCAAGTCTTTTTCTCTTGTTCATTCCCCCACTCCTTAACTAGCGATTGTATGTAATCGCTATCATCAAGTTTTATTCCAAGCTGGTTGCACTCATCAACCAAGCAATCAATCAGTCTTTGCATTTCTGCAACTGTATATACTGACGAACCGTGGTAGCACATAACATTGTGATAACCTTGTAGGCTTTTACATTCGCCTGCATCTTCGGCTATCCATCCTATTCCATGTGCTTGCCATATTTGAATGTATCTTTCTATGGCATCCTCACGTACTGGTACATAACTAAAATGACTACAATCTTTGATTGCTTTTCGGTATACATCCTCTTTAGATGTATACGAATGAGCGCTCATGACTTCCGCTATCTTTTGACATAGAACCCAGCAATAAGCATTAGCGTTCATACTACGTGATTTTGACTTCTTTTTAATCTCTATCACGTATTCCTTTTCTTTATCTAGTTTTAATAGGTCATTGTCATTCGGTGCTGGTATTACTACCATTACACCTAATGGCGAACGTAACAGTTCGATGTTATTTGTTGTCCACTTCATAACCTTTTACCCAGTCATAAAGCATAGACATTTGGTCTCTCGTAATGTTATCGATAACACACATTCCAAACATTTTAGTTGCTTGTTGTGCTACTTGTTCTGCACTTACCCCATGTTCGCTTGCCATCTTCAAAACAATTCCATATGCATTGTGTGGATCAAATTCTTTTTCTTTCCGTTCTTTTTCTGCTGCTGCATTTATTTTTGTATCTTGTAATCCTCTATATACATCAGCACCTACACCAATCATTTTTGCTGCAGTACCTAGTGCATCAGTAACGGCCATCTTAAAGGCTTCATCGTTGCCATGAAAACCATTTTTATCTTTGTAGATTAAGAAATCGCCACCATATCCAGGAATTGGTTCACTCCATTCATCACCATCTTTGATGTATAGATTTACCAACACATACAACATAGTTTCTTTGGTTTCTTCGACTGGTACTTGTTGAGTACTAACAACTTCAAACTTCCAACCAATCCCACACATACCATATGTTTCGGTTAATACTTCCCATCGCCATTGAGGAGAAATATCATACTTGCCTTTAAGCTTCCCAAAGTCAATTACTTTCAATGCTGATTGCGGTACAGTTTTTACCGCATTATATCTACTATCCATCTATACCTCTTTGTA